CTTCCACGATGCGCAACATCGCTTGCCATGCCTGGGCCATGGCGTTTTTACCGCCCAGTGATCCGACATCTTCTCCATCAAATACCATACAGGTAATTTGCTTGCCCTGTGGATCCGCAGAGTTTACCGAGCGTACCCATTTGGCAATCTGTTCGAAATTGTTAGGGCATGATGGCTTATTGACATCAACTGGGGCAATTTTTCCGTCGGGTTCAGTAGGACATGCTTGACTGTGTGTCTTTGAATAAGTATAGTTAGTAGCAAACTGTGAGCAATCATCTGTTAAAACAGAACAATCAGGCGATGTGTAAAATCCTCCTGGAATAAGGGGATCGTACGCTAGCTTGTAGGAAATAGCCGCCAAGACACAGACTTGGGTATATTCAGGGAGAATATCGAGGAATGCCGCGCGTACAGCATTGGGCTCGAAAAGTGCAGCATTTTCGGGTGTGTCGATAGAAATGTGCAATACCACACGATCAATCTCCCACTTGTGGCAAAATTCTGCCATTTCTCGCCAATATTCGGCGAGTTGGTCTTTACTCCAATTCCCAGCTAGTTTGGATGGTCTGTAGCCTTCGTGCCAGAGTAGGCGTTTGTAGCTACGGGGAGTGCTTTTTTTTTCTGCGCCCAAATCATCAACAACCCTTCCGGGCTTGGTAACAAGACTGAGAATAATCAAGATAATACCAACGATAACAAGTGCGATAGCTATAGAGAGGAGAGCCTTTTTGATTACCTCCATTTATTTTTCAGGGTAAACTGAAAAATTACTCATTTAATTCACGCAGTAGCTTTAGTAACACATCCCCATGGCATGGATTGGGCTTGCACCAACAGCCTAGTGTGAGCCCATACAACTCTGGAAGTGCATCATACAACTCTGGAGTACCACGGATATAATCCTCGTACCTTTGCAAACTTTTCTCAATGGGCATAGATTTTGTTTTGAAGGGATTAGCCCACTTGGACGCGTGTGTTCCTGGTACGTAAAAGTTCATATTACGCCCAATGTATAGTGTATCAGGTTGTGCATTCCACTCGGTAAAATCCTTGTAACCACGCTTGTTCAGTTCCTTTTTGCGTATGTTCACGACTTCCATTTAGCTTTTCGGCTAAATGAGTGGGAATCAATTACTCAACGAGTGGTTCTGATTGCATTCTTTCAGCAATTTCTGCCATTGTAATGCGATCACCAATAAACTTTCTGAGAGATTAATCACATCAACACATTTTGCTCAAGTAGTTGCCCCACTGGTTGATAGACATTGCGAATAGTACCAAAGTCTGTTACTTGAACTCTGCCAATGTCATTACGAAAATCTTCGATACTTTGCGAGCCACCCCAGCCAATGATCAGGGAATAATGTCCGGAAGGCTGAATGTCATCTGGCCACTTTTCCCCAGTAATATCCTCATACATCATTGGAAGTAGCGTATGCGAGTAGCAGTACAATGGGTTACTTTTGTTTGCAGGATCAAGGAGATATGCCAAACAACAGTTGAACGAACAAAAAGCCTTATCTGTTTCATACACACCACCCTCGCGTGTGAGAGATGTTTTTGTTTTAGTCTCTAACTTTTTTCTATCGTTCTCTTCATCACTGGGATCAGTTGGTATGTTTGCTCGTGCTATCTGAATTGCATCTTGGACTAATTCTGTCATTGGATTCCTTGCTCGAGGTTTGGGAATGGTGACTCCAATTTCTTTACATCGTTTCTTAGTCACATTCTCTCGAAACGTGTACTCTTCACGGGTAACCTCTGAATTATACACCTTTTTCACTTGTGGAGGTATGTAGCGAACTGGGCAACACACTGGGGGACCCTCAAAAACATGACGGTCCCATGCGCAAAATGGTTTGATGTTACCCCATTCAATATTGTGTATATCTACGAATGATACCATGGTGTTATGCCTCTGTTTCGCCTCATCCGTGAAGGGAATTGTACGTGATACTGGGCGTGTCTCGAAGATATCTGAGATTTGGGTTGTTTCCTCTGGTTTTTCGGGTGTATAGAGATTTGATGTGATGGAAATACCGTAGCGTTTGTGGATATCTTCGATGTCCAAATTGCGCAGAAAAAATGCGTACTTGGGTTTTTTCACAGACATTCTTTACAAGTGTAAACAATTTCTGTCATGTTCAATTTTTTCAAGTTTTTTGCCATATGATAAATATGAACAGCTCGAACAGCAACTATTCGAACATCTCTTGTTTTGGTTCGAATGTGCAATCCCCCACTGATAATCCCCTAACTTACTGCGTCGGGTATGAACGCGATATCCTATCTCTCCACTCCCCACTCGGCTACGTTATCAGACCAGGATCGAAGAAGTGTCAAGCATTCATGTCTGATTACTGTGCAAAAAACTGGGATGGTATCTGCGAAGTTGAGAGTCACAACCAGTCACACAAAAATCCCAACATCATGCTTGGATGCTCTCAAGGCCAGACTAACCATTGCCCTCAGAGTTCTCTTTCTGAAGGTGAGGCACTTATTTACAACTCAGCCGTGAAAAAGTACATGGTTGATCGCTATGGATGCGCATACACCTACCAACCCTTTGACCCCACTGTGGCCAGTTCGCCTTTGGTGCGCTATATGAACGATAGCTGTTGCCAACAGGCCCAGTGTGTTCCCATATACGAAGTCAACCCTCGAGAAGTAAACAGCGACCCAATCATGCACAAGCTATTGACAATGGTGCACATCGGACCAGACATCCTGTTGAACATTTTCAACACTGCTCGACGCACTGGTAAACTACAAGCACTTATGCCCACAAAACTCGGAGTATTTTTCCGGCAAAATGCACAATTTTTCAAGTCAAATGGCCGTGGTAAACTTTCTCCACTCTGTACTAAATGAACAAGCTCAAACAGGCATCCCACCTTGTCGCTAATGGCGCAGTAGTGTTAGATATACGTACTCGTGAAGAATTTTGTCAAGGACATATCTGTGGTGCAACGAACATTCCTACTCCACTACCACCACTGTCTACGCAACAACATCGACAGCTCCAAGCCAGACTACAAAAATTTTTACGACATAATCCTGTAGATGCTGTGGTAGTTTATTGCAAAAAAGGAATTCGAGCCGCAGAAGCTGCCTGTCAATTATTGCGCAATTTTGGGCTAGTGGTGATGAATATCGGCGGTGTGATGGACGAACCTTTGAAAAGTGTAATGAGTGGTAAGATAAATACCACAGAGATTCGCCGTTGTGTATGTTGATTTTTAGCTAATCAGCTAAAAATGGTTAATCAAGTTATTCTGAAGTCTTTTTACGTCTGACGACTTTTTTGACAGTTTTCTTGGGTTTTTGTTCCTCTTCTGTTTCAGACTTGAGATCTTCGTCCGAGTCAACAATCTTATCACCACCTTCCTCTTCGCCCATTTCCAATGGTTTGGGGTGCGAAGTGCCTGATTTTTTACTTTTGTTCTCAGTTTCTGCGATAAGACCGCCCTTGGGTGCTGGGCGAAGCAGTCGTTTCATACTAGTCTCGAGAGGTCGCATCCGAGCCTCTCGCAACTTCAGCTGTAGTGTAATATTTGCACCAAGGAAGATAGAGTCGACCTTTACAGCAAACGTACCGAGGCAGAAGGTTTCACGCAAAGTATTGGGATCGATTGGCTCATCGTCGTAGTTGTAGAAGAGAGTAACGATCTTTTCCGATGTTTCGCCCTCATCATCACCCTTGCGTTTCCGCTTTGACACCATGACCTTAGCGTACAGTGTGGGGCCAACACCTTCGACAACCTTACCTTTCTCCTTCTTCCAGTACAGGCAATTCCCGAGCTTCTTGAGCTGCGCTCGCTCGAGACGATTGTCTCCCTCATATCCGGGAATCTCTGTATCTTCATCGGTAAGATGATCCTTACACTTTTCGACAATATTGTTGATTGTTTCAACGAAAGCATGTTGTCCTGCTGTAGCACCTTCCTTGTTGTAAAGACAGATGGGTACAACGTAGCCGTTCTTTGAACCATCAAGGCCTGTGTTATCGCTAAAACCAAAAGAGAAACATTCTTCAGTTACCAAGATCAAAGGGCCAACACTACCATCGTCATCTTCAGTTGAAATGTTAATGCGGCGTACAGTGATACCAGCACCTTTTCCACCGGGAGGTGGTGGGATATTGGTCTCACTTACTTCGCTGAAGATCATTTTGTTGACATCATAGCCCATTGGATCTGTTAGAAACTCTGTAGTAGACATTTCTTCGGTGCCTACAAAGTTTTAGACTTCAATTTGGCGCGGTTGGTAAAATATACGTTTTGGTAAATTCGCCGTGAAATCGCTTACGCCAGTACCCCAAAAAGCACGCTACCATAAAGAAAGAGGTAACATCAAAAATGATTCTGCGATTTTGGAAAAAGGATGGGTGTATTACGCTAACTGAACAGGATGCCATCAATAAAGTCTGCGATTGCACAGGAATATGCTGCTGCAAGCCCCACTGCACATGTCTAATGCTTGATATCACACGTGATTTTCGCACTCGGTTATTACCCAAAGGTAATTTTATCACAGATCGTTACAAAGTAGATAGTGACGTCTTCTTTGTTCGCAAGCCGTTCTTCATTACAATGGCGAAGAAAAACAAAAAACCTAATGCCGAAGCTCTCTACCTCTTCTACAAGAACCGACACGTGATTATTGTTGGAAGCGGAAGTTATATCTTTTACGAGGGTCGTTCAATAGAACCTGATGACTATGATCTACAGATCGATGATGCTCAGGCAGAAGCAATGGTTCCTGCTGTAGCAGAGTGAACAGTATTCTTTTTGTTGTAATAAATGTCAACCTTTCAAGACCCCACTGGGAAATTTGATGTACAACAAACCGCCACCCTTGTCGGCTTTATTGTGCGCCAAGTGGAAGCGCGCGGTATTGATGCAGTCACCGTGTTAATTATCGCACAAAGCCTCTATTTCAAAGTCAAGGATCTACGTACGAATGGCCCAGTCACCTGGGAACAGCGTAAACAACTTATCTGCGCTGCAATTGATTGGACTGCGAAAAAATTCATGGACCCTATTGACTACGAAGCCATCCAACCAACACTGAAAGTTATTCTCCCAGACGCATTGGAAAGTCTCCGAGATATCAAGCGGATTGGTAAGGGTAGTGGAATTTGCGATTGTCTTTTTGGTAGCAAGCGACAAGCCAAACAAGAGGTAAAGGAAAACCTCGATAAAAGGCTCAATAATCTTCCAGAAAAAAAATAAGATAGTGTGTTATTTTGAGTGTTTACTCAAAATAATTATACTGCGTGAATTACATCAGCAACTCCCTGTCCCAATTCCGGAGCTGCCAACATTGCAGCAGTCCCAGTATGCCCAGATTTCAGCGCCTTGCCGATCAACTTATATCGCAACACAGTCATATAAATCCCCGCAGCGAGTCCAGCAAGAATTAATAGACCAACAAAGATAAACAACACAATCATCCACCACGGAGTTTGTGTGTTCGTATTGCCGTCAGGATCCACAGGATCCCCCAACTCATCGACTACCTTTTGCTGGAATGGCCAGAGATTCTTACTCCTCGCAATAATCAGATAAATCATAAATGCGAGTATAAGTGCCAACAGCACAATCATGATAATCTCCATAACTAAGAACATTTATTGTCCACAATAAATGTATTCAGACCCAGTTTTTGATGACCCTCTCCCTGATATTTCCATCCCAGAACGTGAACTGCCCTACCACGGTGAAGTCCCAGACGGTTATAGATTGTCTGAACGTCGCGTGATAGTCTGCAAGTGTGGTGCAGAACCCAGACGCGGATCTGCACGCTGCACTTCCTGTAAAAAGATTCTTCCAATAAAACCCGAAACAGTTGTTAGACAACACCTTGAACATCTTGATGCTGATTTTTACAATACCCTCACTGAAGCTATTGGCGCAATCGACAGAATATCACACACAATCAACGATGTTCTGCGCGACCGCCAAAAAACAACCACACTCCTCGATAGACTACGCATGGTACGTATAGTTAGCAATGAAACTCCACGGATCGCCTATCGCAATATCATCAAGGTACAAGTCGCAGGGTATCCAACAATATTTTGCAAAGACCACCCCGTTGACATTAAACACTTCTACTCATCAACAGGTAAAAATTCCAGCATGGGATCGTGCTATCTGCCATTCGAGGGTATGGCCATACAAACTGACGGTGGCCCATGGTTTATCAAGACACAGAGCGTATATGATCATGTCGCAACTGACAAAATCCAGG